TGCTGACCGCTATCTAAATGTGAGGTGTACACCTCGTAGATGTAGGTCTTTGCGTCCATGGTTTTCGCTTGCCTTCCGTCGGTACATCGACCCTAGGCAATGGGTGTGACTAAAGCAAGGATTTAGCTTGTTTCCATTGCTGCACAAGGGCTGGAACGCGGTCGCCGACATAGTAGAAGATGTGCCATGGCTCTGATTGCACTTCCCATGTAAAGCCGTAGGACTGGATGTTCTTAAGCATGAATTGCATGCGGCCTGTTTCTGATGCGTCGCTGATGTCAACTGCTAACCCGAGATTATGACGGCTCGTGCCGGGTGCAGCCATGGGTGCACAGTTCGGCTTCAGATAATAAGTGTTGCCTTTCCACACTCGCGTCGATGCGCCTGCGATCGGCTGGGTCTGGTAGCGAGCGAGGAAGCCAGCGGTCTGTGTTGAGATGCTGCGATAACAGTCGGCTGCCGATGTGGGCTTAAAGGTCTTGACACCAGCAGCGAATGCCGCATCGCGTAACGCCATGTAGGCGTCAGCTGCTAGTGGGTGCAGTTTGCCGTAAGGCTTGACATCGACAAGCAGGCCTGCTGGTAGTTCACCCGGGGTTACATGGGCAAGCGTTGACGGCATCACTAACTTGTGATAGTGGCGCTCGAGTTTGTCTGGGACGGCAGTGAGCGTGGGTGCTTTAGGCTTCGGGGTTTTTGCCGATGCCATAAGCTTTGTTTTTTGGGTTGATATAGCCGATGAATAGTGGTGCTACAGCTGCAATGGCTGCACCGAGTAGGTCGTTGGGGTCGGTGTTGCCTGACATGTATAGCGCGACTGCTGCTGCAATAGCACTGTTGATGTAGGTCGAGATCATTGCCTTGTCACTAGCTTTCATGTGCTGCTCCTGTCGGTTTGGCTTTCTTTATTCCGTTAGATGCTAATAGGCCGCCAAGTGATCCAGTGAGGAACACGACAACGGTCGAAAGTAGGTCGATGAAGGCTGCGTCGTTAGGGGCTTGCTCAAGTGGCTGGTTGACAAACAGTAAGCCGTAAACGAAGCCGAGCACAATGGCGGCAAAGCTGATCGACATAGTTATGCCGACGATTAGGATTAGTCGTGCGTGTTTATCCTCTGGCGACATCGCAAGCCGTCCTCGTAAAGCACCTATTGGGTTCGATGTTGACTCGTGTGCTGCTGCATCCATTAAGTACCGCCGCTACGACTGCAACCATAAAGAGCAATGCTGCATATTTAGCCCAGCGGTGGTGGGTATGGGTTTGCATCTTTAATTGCTTGTACTGCGGCTTCCCATGCGGCTTGCGTGTTTGTGCCGCGTTGCCACTCAAAAAATAGGCCGTCAGACTTTGCTTCGTATTGTGTGCGGCGTGTTGTTTCAACAGCTGCAACTTGGTTGTTGTAATCGACGGCAGGCCATTGTGCGTCAAGTTCGGCTTGTGTAGGTTTTGGTGTTTCGTCTAACCATGTCAAGCCGTCGTAGGTGTCGCCATTTAGCGTCCAAGTTGTGCCGGAATAGTTTGCGGTAAGAATTGCCGAGTAGTCAATCATGCTGATATCTCCATGACAGTAATGGTGCTTGCATAGCGGCCTTGGTAGATGCTGTCGCCGTCGCTGAGAGTTCGGTTGATGTAAGCCGTTCCGCTGTTGTCTCCCGTGTTTAGGGCAAGTTTGTATGTGGTCGCGCTTGTGGTTGCCGGGCTGTCCAAGAAGTTGACTGAGGCTGGGACTACTTGGTCAAGGCTGTTGCTGTCTGTGCTCGTTGTTGCCCGAGGCCTTGTGCTAGCCGCGTCGCCAATACAAATTGCTGTCGAGCCTCTAATTAACTGGATGTTTGCAACACCACTAGAAGTAGCGCTACCAACAACGCTTGCCAATACCAATATTTTGCTAGAAGTTGCTGACGGCGTAATAGTCACTGAAAGCCCTGTAATGTCGGTAAAAGTGTTGGAAGTTGACGCGCTAAAAGTATCTGTTTTAGTAGTACTAACTACTTGCAGCACACGGAACGCGCCGCGCAATGCGTTTTGCTGTGCCGCTGTAAGCACCTGCCCTGCCGTAAACGCCGCTGGAAGTGTGGTGGGTGTTGCCATAAGTGCTCCTTATCCTAAGACATTTTCGGTGTCGATTGTGCCATATACCAGATCATCCAAGATCAGCTCAAACACCAGCGTGGTTGGGCTAGTGAATAGCGTTATGCGATGGCCTGTGGACAGGTCGATCTCATGCTGGATGCCCTCAATCGCCAGTTCTTGCGCCAGTGATGTGATCGTGACCCCACTAGTAAATGACTTTTCTATGGTGATCGTGTTGCCGATCTCAAGGACTGCCACGGTGTCACGCTGGGCATCGGTCAGGGATGCGAACAGGGTTGACACATTGGTGTAGCGCGCCTCTGGCTGGCCTACGAGGAGATAGTTGGCTAGGTCGAGGGCTGCTGTGTCGTTGTGTACTAGCGCGTCGGTGATGGCTGTGGTCTGAATAAAGTAAGTGGCCTGCGATGTCAAGTCTTCGGCGATCTCTGGGGTTGTTGCCCCAGCGTGGGTTACTGATGCGCGGTTGATGACCTGATTGGCCTCAAACGAGATGCCCACATTGTCGTATGGGATTGCTGTGCCGTCATCGTGGAAGTCTGCCGATGATGCTGAGAGCGTGTTACCGATGCGATCTTGAAATGTAAATACCCCGTCGCGCGAGATAAAGATGCGCCCCTGCACCGACTCGTTTATCTTGGCTGTGTAGGCAGCGACCGATGTGCCGTTGGGGACGGTGTATGCAGCTGCGCCGCCAAGGGTAATTGTTGATGTCTCAATGTTCTGTTCACCCGGCAGCTGAAACGCATTGACCTCAGGCAGAGCAAGTAGGGCGACTAGTCGAGCGCTGGCAAGTTGCTCGGTCACATTGAACTCGTTTAGGTAGGTCTGGCTGAGCAGATAAAAGTCATCAGCGCAAGCAACCGAAACTGTGTCGAGGCCGCCAAGATTAAAGTTGTAGTTGTAATCAACGATGTAGCCGTTGAACAGTTCCTCGCCTTCACGCGTCAGCACAACTTTACGCATAGGTGCTAGACCCGGCACAGCCTCGTCGGTGTTGAAATAGGGCGATAAAGTATCGAACGGATTGAAAATCCCGCCCGTGAAAGTGTCGTTAAGATCAAAGCTCATTGTTCCAGCAGTGAACTGGTCGCCTATGTCTCTGCGTCCACGGAACACGCTGATGCCTGTAGCGCCGTCAATAACGGATGCAAACTCTGTCGTACCGTCCAGCACATATTCAGTCGAGTCCAGCAAGCCCTTTACTGGGTCGTCAAGCGTGAACGCGTCTACGAGGAAGCCTGTAGCGATCTGTAGGTCGTAAGACCCTGACTGGACGATCGTGGCAGCCATTAGGCGACCTGTATTTGTGCTGGGCCGTCTACTCGGTTCATGGCTTTAATGCTGTTTACTACAGCGCGCCCGATGTCTGCTGATGTGGCTAGACCGCCGTTGACATTGACTGTGATCGGTGTGCCACGCTCGACCATGAACTGATCAAACAGGCTGGAGAAGTCTGCTGCGTTGCCTGTGATGCCGTAGTTGCCGCCCATGTTGCCTGCATAGTTCTTGCTTAGGTCTAGGACGCTTGAGGACTTGCCACCGCCGCCACCTGCAGCTGGGGCTGGGGCTACTAGCGCTGACTCGATCATTGCCATAGGGCTTGAGCCGATAGAGCCTGTGCCGCCTTCACGGGCTGCGCCACCGCGTCCAGATGCGCCGCTAGTGATCGCGTCTAATGTTGGCAAGGCTGTGTACTCAAGCATTGGCACGAGCGGGATCAGGTCAATGCTGACACCCGGTATGACATTGAGCGCGTTAATCAGTTGGTTTAGTCCAATGATCGCCGCGTTAATAATTTGGTTGATGCCGTTGGCAACTACCTTTACCGAGTTGTACACGCCGACAGCAAACTGCTTAAACGGCAGCATAAACTCGGCAATTGCTCGAGGGCCTTCGCGGTACAGCTCGTACAGCGCGGCGAGGGTAATCATGACTACGCCTAAGCCTTTAGCCAGCACACCAGCCGATAGCGAGACCGTGGTGAATGATCCTGCCAGCACAGCGTTGGCTGCCGTAATAACGATCTGTAAGGCGTTGTAAGCCTTCATAGCAATGTTGGCGGTAACTATGGCTGCTGTCATGGCTGCGATAGCGCCGATCACAATAAGCAGTGCCTTGGTGTTGTCTTGCAAGAATGTCGTAAAGTCCAGCACATAGGGCAGCAGTTTCTCCATGACGGGAATAAACGCCGCGCCGATGCTCTCCTTCAGTTCGTCCATCTGAATGCCGAAGTTCTTTAGACCGCCTTCAGCACTATTGGCAAAGGTCTCAGCTGCGCCGCCCACCGAATTGTTAAGCGCCTGCATGATCTCATCGGCAGTCGATGTTGATGTAATCACACCTTTAAGCGATGGGTCTAATTTGATAAGCGCAGCTACTTGACCGTTAAGAGCTTTAGAGACCGCGACGCTGGCAGATTCCATGTCAATGTTTTTGGCTGTAGCCAGATCGGCAGTGACCGCCATTGCTTTTTGGGACAACTCAAGCGAGCCTGTAGCGCGCACAAGGTTTGCCAACGCTGGGCGCAGCTGATCGTCAGCCATAGCGGTCTGCTTACTAAACGCGCTAATGGACTGCTCTACCGCCTTAATTTGTGCATCTGTGGCTTGTGTCGTAACCCGTAACTGGCGAGCCAACTCGAGCTGTGCAGCTTCATCTTCCATTGCTGCTTTTGTGGCTAGACCGATGCCAGCAGTTAAAGCACCGAGCGCGGCAGTGGCAGGCAGAAACGCTTTTTTAAGTGCAAAGCCTGTCTTTGCACCTACGCCGTCAAGCTGCTGAAACTGTTTAATGGCTTTGTCAACGCCGCCGCCTTGAAACTCGCTGATGATGGGGATAGACAGTGCCATTAGTTCAGGTCTTTCTGTATTTGGTTAATGGTTTTGAGCACCATTTTTTCCATTTCGCCCTCAATACCGCGTCGAGCTTTATAGACCGCTGGGCCGATTAGTCGAGTCCTACCCGGCATCGCCATAGCAAAGCCGCGCTCAGAGCTGACCGAGTCAAGTGATGTGCCTAAACGGTTTGTGTCTTTACGGCCTGCACCCTCAAAGACTGCTGTCGCTGGGTTCTTTTGCTCTATCAAAATTACGCCTACAGCGTTGCGTCGAGTATCGAAGCGCATCTTTACGCCTGACTGTGCCCCCGAGATCGTGAAGGGGAATATCTTGCGGCCTCGATCAGACCACTTGCGCGCCATGCCTGACAATGGAAACTGGCTGTATGCAAGTTTTGCAGCCTGGATTGCTGGCTGTGCGATCGCTGTTGCTTCAGCCTTAAAGTCTTTTTGCAGCTGCGGGTCAATCTTGCGTAGGGCGTTAATCGTTTCTTTAAGACCGACTACTTCGACGCTGTGAGAGACAGGCATGATTACTTCTTACGGTGCATCTGCTCAAGCACATAGGTGACAGTGTTCAGGTCTCGCATAGTGAACTCGATCTCCTTTGGCCAGAAGCCTGTTAACGCTAGGACTTCGCAGAGGCTTCGCCGCCAAGTCCCTCGATGAAAGGGGTCTCGTCTGCTACCTCGTTGATAGGTGTAATGGTCATGTCAGGGTTTTCGGCAACCCACTCGCGCCAGTTGGCTGGCACTTTGTCTCCAGCAAGTTTGCAAAGAGTAAAAGCCCAGCAGCACATGTCGCTAAAGCCAATGCCTTTGCCGTCTGCTGATCGACGGTTCTCTGTTCGTTCCCAGTCAACAATGGCAAGCATGTTGGTGGTCATCTCACGCGCTGGCTTACCGTCGCCAAGGTCAATAGATAGTTTGACTTTCATTGTTTCTCCTTTGTCGGGCAAGGCTCCGCTTGTGCGGTCTCGCTACTTGTAATTCTCAGCGGCTGGTGCCGCGAGATCATGCGACGGCTTTAGTTAAAACGCCACCGCTAAATGTCAGGTCGATCGTGGACAGTTCGCCGAGCGAAGCGTTAATCGGTGTATGTGCCGACAAGAACGCGCCCGTCAAAGTGTACGAAGGGTTCGCAGCACCGACAGCCGATGAAGATGGCTTTAAGACAAGCGTCGTGGTTGTGCCCACAAGGCTGTAAATGCTGGCTTCAGTCTCGCTTGCTGCGTAGCTCTGATAAAGAGTTACGGTCACGGTGTTCGAGTACAGACCCGATGTGAACGACCTTGATGTATTTGAAAATGTCGTATTTTCAAGTTGTTCCGACACATAGTTGATGACCGCGCTTGTGCACTGATCGGACAAGTCAACCGAGTTGATCGTGATGCTTGGGTTAGAAAGGTAAGTGCTGCTGATAGCCATGTCTATTGCTCCTTGGGTTCTGATTTGACTTTAGATGATTTCTTTGCAGTGTCGGTGGATATCAGGCCGCCGTCGAGCAGTGCGTCAATGTTGACACCTTCCTCTGGGATGAACTGATCGCCCGGGGTTCCGAGGCGTGGGCTGATGATGGTGTACATGTTTCTCCTTATGCGCTTTGTGCTTGTATGCCACAGTCAAGGTCGTAACACGGGAAGAGCTGCCCACCAATTTCTAGGTTGCTGGGACGGCCTGCCATAACGATGATCGGACTGAGTAGAACTTTGCTGACGATGTCGAGGATCGAGCGCAGCACTGGTAGGCCTGCTGGCCCTGATCCGATGACCTTGATCGGGAAGTCCATGCGGATGATGTTGCCATTGCCTGCGATAGTCGTAAAGGATGGCGCGTCAATGTAGACACAGTTAGGCACAAGTTTTGTGGGGTCGTTTACTACTCGCAGGCCAGTGACCGCTGTGAGTGTGGTCGTCAGGCTGTCAATAGCCCCGTTGAGAGCGTCTGTGTAAGCCATTAGGCGCAGGCAGGCCTGTCGATGCCTAGCAACTGTTTAACGATCGGTGTGAGGCTCTGCTGAGGCGCTGTGCCCATTCCGTCAAAGGATGCGAAAGTGTTCTCAAGCGAGCCACGGCTGCGCCAGAGGGCAGCGCAGTACATGAGTGTTCCGAGCGTGGCATCCCCACCCGGACTAGTTGTGAGACTGTCAATGTAGCCAGCCTCTTGCCTTCGACGATATGCGAAGTCATTGCCAGCAGATACGGCCTGAGTGATCAGCGTGTAATCGTCAGATGGGTTGGTGATCTGTACGCCAAGGTAGGTGACGAGCTGTGCGGCAGTGACCCATGTGCATGTCTGGGTGTAGGTGACTGTGCCAGTTGCGGCAACGCGCTCAACATTGTCAGCGACTTTTGTGTACAGCACCTGATTAGCGATTGGCACATTTATGTCATAAAGCAGATCGCCCTCAGTGTCTATACCGATGTATAGATACTGGGGCAATGCGCGAACAGTGTAAGTGCCGTTAAATGTTGCATCAACTGATGCGACTGTGATGGATTGACCGACTGCAATTTCCGATGGGGTCAGTAATTGCAGTACGGCGTAATCATCCAGTAAGTACTTTTGTGTAACGCTGTAAACAGCCATGAGCGGATGCTCCGCTCTCGACTAGGCCTGTGTGATCTTGCGGATCATTCCAGAGATTGCAGCGAAGGTCGATACATAGCCGTGGAAGGACATGTTGCGTCCCAACACTGATGGCTGCTCGACGCTCATGAGGCCACGAATGGACTCGTAGAACTCGTAAGCATCGCCTTGACCTTGACCTACGCGGGTGATGATCATGGTCTTTGCAGCGAAGTTGCTGTCAACTACAAGCTGCAAGCCGAGTGGGTTGCCGTTCCATGATGTTGCGCTTTGCGATCCTGCGGCGTTGTATCCGCTGAGACCGTTGGCGATCAACGGGAAGATTTGACGGCCCGTTGTATCTGCGAGCTGGCCCAATTGCGCCCAGACATCGACGGAAACGAACATGTGGGTTGGCAGCCAGTTGCGGTTGCTTGAGATGTCGCTTGCTGCGTCGTATACAGACTTGAGCAAGTCGGCAACTGTTCCGTCCCAGACACCAGATGATGTTGCTGCGGTGAGCATGTTGTCTGCTGCCAAGTTGTCAGAAGCGATCATGTATTCGCCCATCAAGTCATTCAAGATCAGCTGCATTGCGGCAGGCGAAGTGAAGTCGATGTCCTGTACGGAAAGGGTTACTTGTCCAGCAAGTGTGGTCTTGCTGATCGAGTTGGACGCGATGACCATGGTTGTTGCTGATGCTGCACCCAATTCTGATTGCGATGCGACGCTGGTGTGCGTGGTGATCGTTGGACGAATAAAGGTTTTTGATTGTCCACTGTCTGGGTAAGCGCGAGCGCCGACTGCTTCTACGACTGGACGCAAGAAGTTGAGGTCTTGTACCAATGGCCCGAGGACTGGAACTGGCAAGAGACCCGGTGTATCGGTCGTGATGACATCGCCTGCGGCTGCTTCAAATACTGTGCGCTTTGATGCGGTGTATTCTGCAACTGCTTTGTTCATGTTGTGGAAAGTGTCGCCACCAATGTGGTAGGCAGCCATAAACTCGCCTGCGTTTGGCAACTTAAACTCGCGTTTTGCTTGTGCTGGAATTGCAGCGGTTGGAATGGTTGCCTCGACTGCTGGGACTGTTACTTCTGACATGGGTTCTGTCTCCTCTGTGGGTTCTTGTATTTCATTATTATCGGTCTCTTCGGGTTCGTGGTGGATACTTGCAGCAATATCTGTGATGACTGCTCCAGCGAAGGCTGGGACTGGCACCATGGACAACTCAATCCAGTCGGCAGCAAGGACGGTAATTGAGCCGTCATCGTTTGCTCGAGTCTTTGTTGGGTTTACGCCAACAGATACCGAGTCAAGAACACCGTCAAGGGCAAGCTGCAAAGCCTCGTCGCCTGCGGCGGTCTTGCTGATCTTGGCACTAAACAGCATGCCTTCAGCGGTGTCGACGCGCTCGGTGACAATGCCGATGGCCTGATTGCTGTCGTGGTTCATGTAGAGCCGTGGGGCTTTGCCCTCGACTGGCAGGCTGCCTTGCTCAAAGGTTACGGCTGTACCGTCGGACACTGTTGCTGCCACACCGTATGGCACGGCGATGCCTGTGATGGTTCGTGATGGTGTGCCGTCGCCTGCTGCTGCGTCGATGCTGACGGATGGTGCGGTAAATCTGATCATGAGTTTGCGATCTCCTCTTGCGTGTTTTCTTCTGTTGGTGTTTCCATTTTGTCTGCTAAATAATTCTCTTCAAGGTATGACTCGTAATCGAAGGCAACAAAAGTGCCGTTAGGCAGCACATTGTTCATTGACAATGTTTCTGCTATTGCGTCTGCATAAAGTTTCACACCGAAGAACAGCAAATCCATGCGAGCCTGTTGCGATGACTGATACGAATAAGACCCGGTCGATACGCCGATCAAATATGGCGGCACATTGCCGATCCGTCCACCAGTTTCTAGTGCGCTGTAGTTGGCTGACTCGATAAGCAGCATCTTGTCTGGCGACATTGTTGTCGGTTCGTAAGATAGGAACTCGTTAAGCGCAGCAGTCTGATTAGTTGCGCGCGCTTGGTTAAATGCAGCTGCAAGATCGGCTAGTTCTTGTGCGCTTAGCGGTTCGCCACCAGTTTGCTTCAGAACTCCCGCAGGAATGCTTGAGGAGGCGTTCCGCGCCCTTGCGTCCTGAATCTTGATCGCTGTTTCGATAGCGGCCTGCGATGAATAGACCATGCCTTGTGTTGGCGACAAGAACTGGATCAAGTTCTTCGGGTCGATCTCTCCGCCTTGGAAGTACACTTGCGATGACGGCGCGAACCATACGGGGCCAGCCATGTCTGTTGTTGTAACTGATCCTGCTGGTAGTCGAGTGAAGGTTGCTGGGAAGCCGTCGGCGGTGCGGCTGGTGATGTACCAGAATGCGCGCCCGTAAAAATACAAGTCGTCAAATGTCCAACTCATCAGAAAGTTGTAAGGGACGGTTGGGTCTGGACGACGCAGCCAAGTGCGCGGCGCAATATAAACGCGCTCCATTTCTTCGCCGTTCCACATTTCGTTGTACATCTGCAATGGCATGCAGCCGATTACTGATGCAAGTAGATCGCGCGCGCGTGAGATCGCTGGGATCGAGATTGCCGCGGCTCGCAGTTCGCCTTCGCGGTAGGTGTAGTACTGACCGATCATGTTTTTGCCGACATTGCTGCTGTTATAGCCTGGACTCATTGCACCAGCAGCTGCCGCTTTAGCAGGCGCTGGACTGATGGCGGCCTTGCTTACTTTGCGGTCAAATAATCCCATGCCACAACATTACAGATGCAAGCGCTGTGATGGTGGCACTCGATCGGCCTAATCAGTTCCCGACGAAAGGCTAGGTACTTCGACCGAGTGCCGAGGGTATGTTACTGACTAACAGTGACCAGCATCGGCTTACCCGACACTGATGGCCTCGAGCACAGTGCAGCTGCCCAGATCATGCAGCGACACAACTCGATCGGCCCGGGTGATCTCTGCGATGACACTGCGACAGAGCCTTGCGATCGGACAGCGACAGCGCGCTGGACATGTTCAGCCAACTGGGTTGAGCCGTCATGTAGCAACATTTTTTCTGCTATTAGGTTTCTTACTGTGGGGGTGTATTTCAGTATTTCGCCATAGCCGACGATGACCTTTTTGGTCTCTAGATGTCGAGGCCACTGGATGTCGATGCTGGGTGAAATAGCAAACTTGCAGCCCTCGGCGGTCAGCCTGTCAACCTCGAGCAAGAGAGCTGCAAAACTGTCCACGACAAAGGCCACGGTCACGACAATGCGGCGATCAGGTAGGGCCACGGCGCGCAGGCCAAAATAGCGAGAGTCGTCCATGCTGGTCTCAATGGCAACAATGCCGCCTTTTGGTATGTCGCCTTCGTGCTCAAGTGCAGGCCAGACACCCGGCGGTATCCAGCCGCGATCGGAAGCCACCCACAGATTTACTGATGCTCGCAAGAATTGTGCGCGGTCAGGGTTCTGAGACTCGGCCTCGATCGTTGACAGTTCCAAAGTGTGACCGAGCGCAGGGTTACCGTAAGCCCACGCGGCAGGGTTCATCGGGTCAAGGTCTGGCGGTGGCGACCATTCGGCAAAGTACAGCGACGATCGCTCGCCTCGATCTATGGCTCGCAGTCCCTGTTCACGCCAACGCAAAAAAGCGGTCGATGCCTCAGTGCCAGCCGTTGACCAGCAACTGAGCAGCGGCGATTTTCGTGCGCGCATCGACGGGATCAGACCGCCGTCAATAGCAAGCTGCGACATGTCCCAGATTTCGTCTGCCACGATCAGATCGTTGCTTGTGCCGTGACCGACCGATGGCTTTGCCGCCCTGACAGTCCACTTGCTGCCGTCTGGCATTGTGACCGAGTTTCGACCGTAAGCCTTGACACAGGATGCACCGAAGCGCGCTTCGAGCACTGGGGCTATCTCATCGAAGAGTGTGATCGCCAAGTCGAGTCTGTTAGCGGTCGTTAAGACAGTCTGCTTCTTGCCCCGTATTTTTGGCATCTCTGTAAGCCACCAGCCAACCAAACTACCTAGAGCAACGGTCTTTCCGTTCTGTCTGGCAGTCGAAACAAGACTTGTCCGATGCAGCAACTCACCATGCTCGTCATAAGCCAGCTGACCGTCAAGCGCGCGCACCTGCCAAGGCATAAGGGTCAGTCCTAAGTGCTGTTCTGCCCATCCCTGCACATCAGCCCCGAACGATCCCGCATGATCCGTGACAGTCGTTTCCAGTCGAGGCCAGTCATGGCTGATTGCCGCCAGTTCAGGCTGGTTGCCATCCGATAGAGACAAGAGTTGGGTCGGGGTGCTTTGCCTCTGTTCATAAAAAACTTCTTTTATATTTCGCACTCCATTTTTTTGCATTGACTCGTGTCTTGAGTGTTGGCGGTGTGCGTTTCTAGCGGTGACATATCTGTGGCCTTTGATGTTGTTGCAGTTAGCGCAACATGGTGCAAGGTTGTCGAGGCTGTGGTCTCCGCCTGCATCGAGTTCGAGTATGTGATCTACTGTGTCTGCGTTGGGTTTGCCGCAGTATGCACAGTCTGGCTTGTTGGCTAAGACTTTGCGTCTGTTGGCTGTGTACTGGGGGTCTCGGTGGGCTTTGCTCATGCTCTCGCGCCTTCGGCTTGAGCTGACGCGGCGCAAGCGCCTTGTCCTCGATGTCTTGTGGTCTGTGTTGCTGTCGGGTTCATGTTGCCTCGGTCTTGGTTTGTTAACTGTATGTCATCTGTGAAGGCCCAATGCGGTAATGCTCACCCACGGGATGCCTCACTCCGTTACCTCATTACCTACCTGATTATGTTTACAGGTCGCCTCAACGCTTTGCCTGACCCATTTCGTGTTGCATGTTTCAGGGCGCGTCGATCTACCCGCGTCACCGCGTGTCATCCATCCGCCCTGCGACAGGCTTAGGTCTATGAGATTTATGAAGTTGTGCGTCCTGTAAGACTTAAATATTGGGATATCCAGTTAATGTCAGCAGGCCGCCACACCCAGACGACAGCGCCTTGTTGAAGCGTTGTGATCCATCGGGATTGCAGCGGTGAGACTTTGCCTTTATCGCTTTTAAGTTCTGCGAATATAACACGGCCCGAAGGATGGGCAAGTACAAGGTCAGGGAAGCCGTGATCGCCTAGCTCATGTGTAGCCCAGATGCCGCGCTTGTTCATAGATGGCAAAGGATGATGCACAAGCCAGCCATGCATCTTGGCAAGGTTGATAACGATCTTTTGGAAATCTGCTTCTTTCACTTTGCTGCCTCAAATAGGCCGTCAAGGTTGATCTGTTTCATTGTGTGGTTTTTCTTAAAATGTTTGCCCATAAATGATGTAGGCCTTAATGCGTGACAGTTTCTGCACACGACTTCGCATTTTTCTATTTCTTGAAGCACCATCTCCAATGTGGCGTGTGCCGGGGGCGCGCTTAACTCAAAGGACTTTGTCATTGGGTCAATGTGATCCCAGTCAAAGGCTCGAAGGTTGTCTTTAGTTATTTCCCAGCCGCAGTCAGCACAAGCCTTGCTTTGCAGTTTCTGATCTTGTATAAACTTTCGTCGACCAGTGCCACAGAAGCGATCTACTTTGGCTCGTTTTACATATTTGTTTTTGTATCGGCAATTAGGGCTGCAATAGGTTCCATTTCTGCCCGATCCGACCGTTGTCTTTTGTTTTCCACAGACAAGACAAGACCACACGCGCACCGTTTGATTGTTTCTCACTTCCATGCCTCAATAACACGGCTGGCCTGTGATGCGGTCAAGGTCTCAAGGATGACATCGTTAACGCCTAGGAACGCGTGCAGCTGCTCGAGTGTTTCGCCTTCGTCCCAGCCTTTGCCACGGGCAAGCGCCTTGATGTAGGTCTGCTGCTTAGGGCTAACAAATGCGCCTGCTGATGGCTGAGGCTTCGGTACGGCCTTTCCTGAGCCGACTACAGCGCGTACAGGCACAGTTCGCTCTACCTTTTCCATCTCTTGCCTTGATGGTCGAGGGCCAGCAGTACCGATCGGGCTGTTGCTAATCATTCTGCCAATGGCACTTGTTTCACAGTTCTCTACAAAACTGGTTGCGTTAACGCCACGATCTGAAACTGTTTCTTCTGCATACCCGGTGGCAATCAGCCGATCATCGTCGTTGTAGCCTTCGGCGCTCATCACAACAGTTGTGCCGTCGTAACGGTAAATCTGTGTCTGTATGCGTCCGTTTGGATATGCAGCCCACCAGCGCACAAGTCGATCTGCCACTGTCTCATAATTTGCTAAATCAAAGCCCATTTTCTCTGCCTTTTCTCTTCGCTTATTGTCGGTATCTATTGCTCTGGCTGTTCGTTCACGATGCTTTACTGTGCGATTTGACGGCAAGTATCTGCCGAACTTGGTCACGCCACACGCCACACGATCGCAGGGTTGCCTGCCTTAGTAAGTCGCTCAAGGCCTGAGTCAACAATAAAGCCGTCTTTCACTAGTGAGCCTCGTGTTGGTCTGACAGTGTTGCCTGAGATGCTGAGTGCTTCCTCGATCTCTTCATCGGTTGCACCGCCTACACGGTTGATAAAGTCATAAACACGCTTACGCTTTGAGCCTGACTTTGGTAGTGCGCGTAATGCAGCGTTCGCAGATGTTGGGTGTGCTGATCGGCTGATCGCGACAACATTGCGCTCGATCGTGAATGGCTGTTCTTTGTATCCGCCGAGGCCGAGGGTGGCTTGAAAGAGCTGTAGGTCTGACATGTCGGGTGTCCTTTGTTCGGGTTACTGGGATGATGTTAGATGATAAGTTGGCTGAGTTCGGTGATGGCAAGCTGCAAGAAGTTCGCGCGTGGGTCGTCCATGCGGCGTAGGTCGTCGCGTAGGGCTTCAAGTTCTCCTACGAGGTGGTAAAGGTGTGATGCTTTTGATTGCCTGACATGGTTTGGTGTGAACAGGTCGTCGATCATGCCCATCATCGCCCGGGTGTGTTCGGTGATCCCAGTTTCGGGATAGATGTTGTTTAGTTCGCTGTCGCCCATGGTGTCCATCCTGAATTGTTGTATATAGCAAGGGTGGCGCGCAGTGAGATCGTGGCGTTAAACAGATCGCTGCACTCTTCCAAAATGCCCTTTTCTTGTAGCCAGCCGATAGGCCATTGCGAGTTCGGTAAGCACCAGAAGCCGTTGATCTGTGTCAGGCCATACGATCCTGAGTTGGGATCGCTCAAGTTATGCGCGGTTGTCTGGCATCGTGACTCGCGGTGCATGACTAGGTCGAGTGTGCCAAGTTGGTCGGCTGGGAAGCCAAGGTCAAGGGCAAGTTGTAGGGCATCGTCACAAGTGGCGATCGTGGTGATCGTGGTAGTCGGCGCGACTGTCGTGCTGGCTGGTAGTACGGCCTCGTAGTAGGCGGCTGGGATGATGTTGCTATTTGCCTCTGGAAGGCTGCTGGCGACCCCTAGGAAGGTCGTAAACGCCCAGATGGTACTGATGATGCCTGCGATTATTTTGGGGGCTGTAAAGATCATTTTTTCTCCAATTGGTATGGGACACCCCAGCTGCCTGAGATGTCCTTGAAGGCGAGCTGCGAGTGCAGCGTCCTGCCGTCGAGTGGATCACGAAATATCTGCACCATGACTTGCTGACCGCTATCTAAATGTGAGGTGTACACCTCGTAGATGTAGGTCTTTGCGTCCATGGTTTTCGCTTGCCTTCCGTCGGTACATCGACCCTAGGCAATGGGTGTGACTAAAGCAAGGATTTAGCCTGTTTCCATTGCTGCACAAGGGCTGGAACGCGGTCGCCGACATAGTAAAAGATGTGCCATGGCTCGGATTGCACTTCCCATGTAAAGCCGTAGGCCTGAATGTTCTTGAGCATGAATTGCATTCGCCCTGTTTCTGATGCGTCACTGATGTCAACTGCCAACCCGAGATTATGCCGCGATGTACCCGGTGCAGCCATCGGCGCACAGTTCGGTTTTAGATAGTAAGTGTTGCCTTTCCACACGCGCGTTGATGCGCCTGCGATCGGCTGGGTCTGGTATCGAGCAAGGAAGCCAGTAGTCTGTGTAGAGATGCTGCGATAAGTGTCGGCTGCCGATGTTGGCTTAAAGGTCTTAACGCCAGCAGCGAAGGCTGCATCGCGTAATGCCATGTATGCGTCAGCTGCTAATGGGTGCAGTTTGCCGTATGGCTTAACCTCGACGAGCAGGCCTACTGGTAGTTCGCCCGGGGTTACATGGGCAAGCGTTGACGGCATTACCAGTTTGTGATAGTGGCGCTCGAGTTTGTCTGGAACGACGGTAAGCGTGGGTGCTTTAGGCTTCGGGGTTTTTGCCGATGCCATAAGCCTTGTTTTTCGGGTTGACATAGCCGATGAATAGTGGTGCTACAGCTGCGATGGCTGCACCGAGTAGGTCGTTGGGATCGGTGTTGCCTGACATGTAGAGAGCTACTGCTGCTGCAATGGCGCTGTTGATGTAGGTCGAGATCATTGCTTTATCACTG